TGCGCCGCTGGTGCCCGAGTTCGAGACGGAAACGCTCGTTCCTGGCTCGCCAGTCGTGACGGTGCCGACCGCCACCGTCGCTGCGGGGCCTTGTGGTCCGACTTCGCCCTGAATGCCCTGCGGTCCGACTTCGCCCTGAATGCCCTGATCGCCCTGGGGGCCGGTCGATCCGATGCCCACCTCGACCCAATACCCCGCCCCGTTGGCATCAAAGGTAAAAACATACTCACGAATCTCCAGCGTGTTGACCCAGCGGGTGCCCTCCACAGGAAACGCAGGAGCCGTATCGGAATAAACAATCTCCCTCGGCGGAGCCGCGTTGAACTGCGAGCTAATGGGGTTGAATAAAAATCTCATGGGATTACCGAAACTAAGTTACCGTTAGTGTCGTAGTTCAAATTGATCGTCTTAACGACCGCGCCGCTGCGAGAGAAACGCACCTGCGTAGGGCCATACGCCCCGTGGTCCATTGCAATCGAAACTCCGTTCGTAGCGTCAAACGCACCGATCGTCTCCACAGGAATGCGCCCGTTCACGGGATCGGGGAGCTTGGTCGTGAGAATCGTCTGAGTATCGTCCGACTCGGCCTTCGCCTCCGTCTTGAAACCCGTAAGCGTCGTCTGAAGCCCAGTCAAAAGGGTCTGCGTCTCGTCGGACTCGGCTTTGACCTCCGTGCGGAAATTGACAATCGCCGTTTGGGTCTCGTTGAACTCGTTCTGGAGAAGAGTCTGCGTCTCGTCGCTTTCGGTTTTTAACTCCGTCTTAAAGTTGGAGAGGAGCGTCTGCGTCTCGTTGAACTCGTTTTGAAGAAGCGTCTGCGTCTCGTCGCTCTCGGCTTTGACCTCCGTGCGGAAATTGGCAATCGCCGTTTGGGTCTCGTTAAATTCGTTTTGAACGAGCGTCTGCGCCTCGTCAAGTTCGGCTTTGACCTCCGTGCGGAAATTGGCAATCGCAACTTGGGTCTCGTTAAATTCGTTTTGAACGAGCGTCTGCGTCTCGTTGAACTCGTCCCGAATCAGCTTTCCGAGGTCCACGCCATCGTCGTAAAAAATTGAAAGGGCGTCGGTATTCCGGTGCGTATCACAATCCTTATACGGCGGAAAAACAATGACCGTGTTGCCGCCGGAGATCGAAATATCCCCATTCGGCTCAATCGCAAAATTGTGATAAACAAAACCGACCGTGGAATTAACCACCAGCAACACACGCTCCGGCGGCACCTCGATGTCCAGCATCGTGATCGTGCGCGTGGCGACATCGAAAGTGTAGGAGCCTTTGTATTGTTGCTTCACGGGTTATGTGGTTATTACATTAAACGAGCGAAAAAGCAAGTCTAAACTCCAGGGGGCCAAAGTTTGTAAGGGTGGTCTGCGGGAAGCGCCCCAGTGAGGTCCCACTTGTGGGCCATATAACCCTCGATTTTCTGACGAGTGGGGGTGTCAGGAACATCGCGGAGCACCAGAATTTCTCCAACATCGTCGCCAGAACCCGGCCCCCCCGCTACCCCTCCAAATCCATCCTGACGCCCTGCGAGTGGCGTGAAGGGGGTAGCGTCAGACATTTTCAAATCGCCATTGAGGTATAACTGGGAGATCGGCGCTGCGGAGTCAAACGAATACCCCCATAGCCCCACCGCAGGAAAAGCGTTCGGCCAATAATGGTGAACTCTATTCGCCCCGACATCCAAAATCATGCGGTTTTGGCCGTTTGAATCCACAAATAACGAAAAAAGCCTATTGCCCATATTCCCTGGGCTGATCCAACGGCTAGTAGAAACCGCATTGCGCCGAGCCACGATGAACGCCGACTCTTTGGAATATGCGACCCCTTGGTCCACATCGGCCAATGCACGGCGCGTGTCGTTTTTATAGGTGAACACATCATCATCAATCGCGTCGAATGTTACGACATTTAATCCATTGATCGTGGAAACTCCGGTTCTAGGGCGGCTGTCAGACGCAGTGGTCGGGTCAAACGGGCGGGCGTCCCAAACAGAGTCCAGTTGGCTTTTCCATTTCGTGACATAATTGCCAGAAGATTCGATCGAGGCCGTATCGCTGGCGTCCAACCAAATAGCGCGGGTGTTAAGTAGCGCGGGTGTCCAATACTGGGAAGTAACAAGCGTCAAATGCCCTTCGTTGTCATAATGCAAAAAAATTGTCATGCGCGTAACGCCGCCTTGGGAAAACACAATTCGGGACGGGCTGTATCCAGTGTTCCGATTTACCCCGTCGTAAGTGGCAGGGATGAAGGCAATATCGTATCCATTCTCCGAAGAATACTTGGCGAGGGCGTCCAACCCCAAAAAACCGTTAATCAACCCCGAGAGCTTTAAGTTCAAAAGCGTCTGCGTCGCATCCGACTCGCTTTTAGCCTCTGTCTTGAAATCCGAGAGCGTCGTCTGAAGGCCCGTCAAAAGCACCTGCGCCTCGTCCGCCTCGACTTTTACCTCTGTGCGAAAATTGACAATCGCCGTTTGGGTCTCGTTAAATTCGTTTTGAACGAGCGTCTGCGTCTCGTCGCTCTCGGCTTTGACCTCCGTGCGGAAATCGGTGATTGCCGTTTGCGTCTCGTTGAACTCGTTCTGGAGAAGAGTCTGCGTCTCGTCGCTCTCGGCTTTGACCTCCGTGCGGAAATCGGTGATTGCCGTTTGCGTCTCGTTGAACTCGTTCTGGAGAAGAGTCTGCGTCTCGTCGCTCTCGGCTTTGACCTCCGTGCGGAAATCGGTGATTGCCGTTTGCGTCTCGTTGAACTCGTTCTGGAGAAGAGTCTGCGTCTCGTCGCTCTCGGCTTTGACCTCCGTGCGGAAATCGGTGATTGCCGTTTGCGTCTCGTTGAACTCGTTCTGGAGAAGAGTCTGCGTCTCGTCCGACTCGTCTTTAATCAACTGCCCGAGATCGACGCCGTCATCGTAGAAAATGGAAAGCGCGTCGGTATCGCGATGCGTCTCGCAGTCCTTGTAACGGGGGAAAACAATCGTCGTGATGCCGCTGGAGATCGTGACTTGGGCCGTCGGCTCGTGCTCGATGTTGTGGTAAACAAACCCGACCGTTGCGTTGACGATAAGCGCCAATCGCTCCTGGGGAATCTCAATGCCCGCCAGCGTAATCGTGCGGGCGGCGAGGTCGAACGAGTAAGGGCCAGTGTATTGCTGCTTCACACGCCTCCGAGGGCTATGCTAAACGCCATGACTGAGCCTTTGCTAACCTCGCCCTGGGGACCTTGCGGGCCGGTATAGCCACGGGGGCCTGCGGGTCCGACTGCGCCGGTATCGCCTTTATCGCCCTGCACGCCCTGCAATCCGCGGGGGCCTTCAATGCCCTGGGGGCCTGGGTCGCCGCGCAAACCTTGAAATCCACGAGGGCCCTGGGGGCCGACCGCTCCAGGCAAACCAGAAGGGCCGACCGGCCCAACGGGGCCCATGGGGCCTTCGATACCGCGATCCCCCTTGTCGCCCTTCAAACCGCGCTCGCCCTGGGGGCCAGTAATGCTATCGCCTTTAAGACCTTGCAAACCTCGGTCGCCCTTGTCGCCTTTTGCTCCTGCGGGGCCAACGGGGCCAACGGGGCCGATAGGTCCTGCGGGGCCCTGCGCCCCAGCGGCTCCAGGGGCTCCGTTCAAACCTGGCAACCCGCGAGGTCCCTGGGGGCCGGTCAAGCCGGAACCGATGATTTCGATAATCTCTGCCATATCAGATCGTTGCCTCCGGCAAGACAACCACCGTGCCGCGGATCAGCTTGCGAACCACGCCGCCGGTTGTCAGTTCCAAGTCATACACAAAATTTCCCACAGGGAGCGCCGCGGTGTCCTCGGGAGCCATCTCCAGCGAGACCGTCCCGCCCGCGCCACCCAGCAAAATGCGGTCATTCTCGGTGCTGAGTTCAAACCCCACCGCGCCGCCGTAGCTTTTACGAGCCTGCATCTTGGCCGTGTAACCCGTCAGGTTCATAACCTGCCCGTCCACCTTCCAGCGAAATTGCTTCTGAAAAGTGGAACCTTGCTCAATCGTCAGCGGGTATTCAACGGCTTCCATAGGTTGCGAGATTATTACACCTAGACCTCCAAAAGGCAAGGCGAATTGCGCTTGACATCGAAGCGCCCCATCATCTTGCGCCACGGGCGGGCGGCGCGTGATCCGCTCTCCTGGGGCGGTCGAAGTCCCATCCGCTCGCGCACGACTTCCAACAAAACAAACGCCGCGTCGGCGATGTCAGGGGATCGCCCCATTCGCGCCTTCATGTCCGCCTTCGGCTCGACGCAGAGTTTCATCCCACCCGATTTGCGGGTCTCGAAATTGCGGGCCGTCATTTCCTGGGCAAGGTCGGGGCCGATGCCGCGAAGCTGCCCGTTCTGCAAATACTCCTTCGCCCCGAACCAAAGCTCGGTCACTCGATTGACATACTTGTCGTTGGCTTTCGTCGCATCATAGGCCGAGAGCGACCGATCGCTCGGAGCCCCGCCGAAATGCACGCGCAGAAAATCATTGCTCCCTAAAACGCGGGATAGCGCATCGCAAAACGGCACGCCTCCGCCTGTCACATCGACGCCGAGGTGGTAAGGCTGCACCCGCTCGCGCCGCAAAATCTCGGCGATCTTCGCCGCCACCTGAAAAGTGCGAGGCTCGCTAGAGGTCGCGTCGTCCTCGACAAAGTGGGAAGTATCAAATGATACCTGCTCCACGCCGTCCTTGTTAAGCCCATAGCTCCCGACGAACAGCACGCAGCGGTCCCCGCCCGAAACAAACGAGGGGTCCACGCCCGCGATCCGCGTCGTCGCGCCTTGCCAGACCGGCGGCTGGTCGCCCCTAAACTTGACGATTTCAGACTCCGAGTAGATCGCCTTGCTCACGCCCTGCGGGGGCCAGAAGCCGCGGTAGTCGCGCCAGAACATCGGCGAATCCTCCCCCAATCGCTCCACCGCTTCCTCAATCTTTTCCCATTTCTGAATCGGCCAGAGATTTTCCTTCGCCAGATAATTTGGGTTCCGCATCGCGTCGAAGTGCAGGCAAACCCCGCCCAGCTTGGTTTCCCAGCGATCGTCGTTCACCGTGATACTGCCCCATCCGTTTTGCGGCTCCGCGAATTTTCCGAAAGGATCGTAGTAAGAAACGGGGTTCGCAGCCGCGCAAATGTGAAGAACCGCGTTGTTCGCGAGGTTCGACATCGCCGTGTCGAGAAGCGAGTGCGAAAGTTCCGACAACTCATCCGCTGCGAGGAATACGCGGGGCGCTTTCATGCCTCGCATCTTGCCAGTCACCTCCGCCGACTTCTTGGCTTCCGCGGGGATGAGATACACGCCCGCCTGCTCCATGCGGACTTTCTCGCGCATCACATAAATCGCCGGAGTCGGCGTGTCCGTGAGCTTCGCAGGCGCAACAGGCGCAATCGCAGGCCAGTAGCGGGCCACCGCACCCCAAACGCGCTTCTTGGAATCGCGAATCGAGGTCGAGGTCAGAAGCCCCAGCGTGTGATACGGCGCGGCGAGCCAGTTGAGCAAAATCCACACGGCCATGAAATCCGATTTGCCGGAAGAGCCGCATCCAGCGAACCCGACGAACTGCGAGTAGCAGCATTCGTAAAGCATATCCTCGGCCCACGGATGCCAGACGAAAGGCTCCGATTTTTTGGAGAAAAACATCATCGCCGCTCGCTTGAAATTTTCCTCTCGCGGCGTGCCGTCTTTTGCTAGTGCTCGAAATGCGTGAAGCTCGATCGTCCAATCCGCGGTGCCCGGAGGATAAACATAACCATAGCGAACAATGCTATTTTTTGGGACCGGTGTTTTGCCGTCATCGACAAAAATCCCAACTTTTTTTTGAACCATTCTGGGGGAATGTAGGTCTAACTTGGGGAAGAGTCAAAATCAATTTTACATAAATCAAACTTTGCCAGCAATTTGTTCAAAATCCAACCCGAATTCGAGCCCCGTAGGCTCCGCTCTTTTTTGCCCCAAATTTCTTGGGGGAAAAATTAAACTCTCCTACGCAAGCCTACGGGTTTTTTCTTTCGGGTTGCATAAAGTTGTGCAAGGTTATTACACCTTTTCCCCAACTTTCCCCCAACTTTTTGGGGCAAAAACCAGCAACAAACCGAACCACCAAAACACCGAAAAATGAAAATCCGAACCGACAAAATCGACGACCAAACCAGCGTAATGAAATGCGGGCACATCCAGGTCCGCATTAGAAAATCCGAACACGGCGGCTACACGCGCCACCGACTATCATGGCGCGTAGGCAAGCGCGGCCATCGCCGCGACTACTCGGACGAAACCGCCGCGCTCTCTGAAGCGGAGCGCATCGTAAAAAATCTCGTGAAGAGTGACGGAGCCGCCACGGGCTTGAGTGGCGAGGATGTCTTCTACTTCACCGAATGCGCTCGCAAGCTCGGCAAGACGCCGATGCACGCGGCAGTGGAGTTCTACTTGAAGTTCCACGAATACACGGACCGCAATCCGAAAACCTTCACCGAGGTCTTTGATCTCTTCTACAAGAAGGCCGAGGATCGAAAGCTCTCCGACCGCTACTACCAGACGATCCGTCACCACCGCAATGTGTGGGAGCCGGAGTTCGGCAGCCGGTTCATCGACACGATCTCGCCAGAGGAGTATCTGAATTTTCTGAACCACTCGCGCAAATACTCGGATCGCACGAAATACAATTTGTTCGGAACTCTGTCGTCGATTCTTCGGTTCGCCCGCAAACAGCGCTTCATCGCGGAGGACAAAGTCGAGATTGAAGCGAACTTCGGAAAGCTGAACGCGACCACGCCCGAATACTACACCCCTGATGAACTCTGCCGCTTGTTCATCATCGCGCCACGCCACTACCTCCCCTACTTGGCGATGATGGCGTTCAGCGGGGCGAGGAGCGCAGAGGCGAGTCACAAAAAGCTCTCATACCAGAATGTGCTTTTCGACGAAAAAATGATCCGCCTGGGGCCGGAGATCACCAAGACCCGCACGGGCCGGACTCTCGACATCCCCGACAATCTGGCGGAGTGGCTCAAAGAGTTCGGCGGGAAGCCCGAGGATTCGATCTTTCCGAGGTCGAAAGTTTTTCCTCTGCCGGAAGCCAAACTAAAAGCCGTCGGGGTGACGACCAAAAGCAACGCGCTGCGTCACTCGTTCTGCTCCTACCATCTCGCTTTGCACCGGAGCGCGTCCCACACGGCGGAGGTGGCGGGCAACTCGCCAAGGATGCTCAACGAGCATTACAAGGCCCTTGTCAGCAAAATTGCGGCCCAAGATTGGTTCGCAATCACGCCGGAAAAAGTAAGGTCTTTTGCTAAGGAAAAATCCCTTGACGAGTTATTAACTTGGTAGGAGGTTGTGAATGTTGGGGCAAGGTTCTGATACCTCGCCCCAGCATAAACCAACAACCAACACTGAAAAACTAAAATGCCAAATCAACTCAAAGACGGATCACTCCGCGTCTCGTATGTGGAAGAAATAGAAGTCCACAAAGCCATGAAAATCCTCGCGGCGACCCAAGGCGTCACAATCAGCGCCCTCACTCGCAAAGCGACCGAACAATTCCTCAAGCGGGAAGACCCTGAAGGAGTCCTACGCAACTCGGCAAAGAAGCTCGCCAAAAAACAAGGGGCGACCGCCGACGAACGATTGGAGGAAAACACAGACCCCGAAATCATCGAACTTGCAAGACACCTCCACAAACAATTCAAGAAATAGCCAATCTACCCCCAGAATAAAACCTCCAGACCAAAACCATGCTCCAAAAGAGCCAAAAACCCAAAAGTAATAACCTAACAACCTAAATAATATATGACAATACAGATCACCCTCACAGACGCAGCCTCCACCTCGCTCCTCTCCTTGGCGCGATTCGTGGACTCAACGCCCGAAAAGCTGGCTCTGCTTTTTGTGGAAGATGGCGTGCGTGCTTATGAGGACGAACCAGAAGAACTCAAAGCCAGCCTGCATGGAGAAACAACCGAATCCTAAACTCATTCGATCCTTCCCATCCGATCCAGACCTCGAAAGGGGTCTGGCTCGTGAGAAGGACAAAACCGGACAATCCATTTCCGCGATCATCCGCGAAGCATTACGGAAATTCCTCGGCCTATGACCACCATGATTATTGATTGCCGATCGTTCACCGCGACCCCTATGGGAGAAGGCAAGGTTCGCCTCGAAATCTCGGGGGCCGTCGCAGGAAAACGCGATCCGAACCAGACATACAGCGCCTCGGAAGTCGTCAAGCGGCTCTCGGAACTGATGGGCAAAGAAATCCACCGCAACTCTCTCGTTTACTGGCGGGACAACCTCGGGCTCCCGTACAAAAAACTCGGGCCCCGAAAATTTCTATATCAAGAGAGCGAGATTGCGCGTTGGGCCAACGGGAGAACTTCGCTTTTCAACCTATGAGCAAGCGCATCAACTCACGCGCCAAGGGCGCACGCGGCGAGCGCGAGCTTGCCGGATTTCTCACCGATCAGGGGTTCCCCGCAAAGCGTGGGGTCCAGTTCTCGCAAGGGCGCTTCGGTCTGACCGAGAGCGATGTCGTTTGCGACTCTCTACCGCTGCACATCGAGTGCAAAAGGGTGGAGGCGGGGAATCCCTATGTCTGGCTTGCCCAGGCCGAGCGCGACGCCAAGCCAGGGAAAATTCCCGTCGTCTTTCACAAGCGGAACGACCACGAATGGATCGTGGTCCTCTCTGCCGAAAAATTTATCGAAATCCTCCGCGAGTCTTCTTTGGTGAATGAGTAATAACCACACAACCTCAATTCTCGAAACAGCCTTTGATGTGACGAGTGGCGACCGCCGTCGCGATTACGACAGGGCCACGCCCAACCACGATCGGATCGCGGCCCATTGGAATGCCTACATCCAGTCGCGCAAAGACCCGAATGCTCCGCTTTCGGCTCTGGATGTGGCTCACCTGATGATTCTCCTCAAGATCGCTCGGGCCGTTTACACGCCGACTCGCGACTCGTATGTGGACATTGCGGGGTATGCCCGCTGTGCCGCTCAAATCGCAGGATTCGAGGAAGAGTGAAGTTCTCCCTCTACCCCTTTCAGCAAGACGCGGTGGAGAAAAACCTCGCGAGTCTCGACGCCAACGGAGCCTCGCTGGAGGCGACGGGTTGCGGAGGCGGTAAGACAATCATCGCCTGCGAGACAGCGCGGCGTTACGGGCTCCCCGTGGGGGTCATCTGCCCCAAGAGCGTCAAAGCCAAATGGGCGGCAACCCTGGAGGCGTTCGGCATCGAACCGGTCTTCGTGGAAAACCCCGAAAAACTCCGTGCGGGAAACACCCCATGGGTCAAAAAAGCAGGGAAAGGCTTCAAATGGACTCCCGAGAGTCTCCTGCTGGTCGTGGACGAGGTTCATTGTTTCGCGGGCTATAAAAGCACGAACAGCAAAATGCTCGAAGACGCGCCCTACCGAACACTAATGCTTTCAGCCACGGCAGCAGAAAGCCCGCTTCGCATGAAGGTGATCGGCGCAAAGCTCGGCTTGTTCCACCCTAGGGCGTTCTGGGGCTGGGTGCGAAAGATGGGGGCTGAGAACGGTCGCTGGGGCGGTCTGGAGTGGGACCCAAAGACTCCCGAGAACAAGCTCCGCATGGAGCATCTGCACCATTCCATTTTCACGAGTCGTGGCAACCGCACCTTGGATGCCGTGCTGTCTGACCAACTCCCTGAACTCCGGCTCTGCGACGAGCCGATCCACCTTTCAAGCGAAGACCGCGACGAAATCTTGAAGCTCTATTCAGAGATGATCGACCCTGAAGACCCCGCGGCGGTCAAAAACCTCCGGCAGAGGCAAGCGATCGAACTCATCAAAGTCCCCTACCTCGTTGAGCGGGCGAAGGAGATCGTCGAGGAGGGCGGGAGCGTCGTGTTGTTTCTCAATTTCCACGAGTCGATCGACAAAGCCGCAAGCCTCCTGGGAGAGATGTCCGAAACGATTGACGGTAGGGTGTCGCAGGAATTGCGACAGGGGAGCCGCGATAGATTTCAGGCGAATGTGCTACGCTGTCTCGTCGTCCAAATCGGTGCCGGTGGTCAATCCATCGACCTCCACGACACGCATGGCAACGCGCCGCGCACGGCGCTTCTCTGCCCGCAATTTTCAGGCACCGCAGAGGAGCAAGCGATCGGGCGGGTGCGGCGCGTCGGAGCGAAAAATCGCGCTCTGGCCCTGCGCCTCTACGCGCCAGGAACGGTCGAGCAAGCGGCCCTGCACCTCACGCGCCACAAGCGCGAAAATCAGCAAATTTTGAACGAAGGAATTATGACAAAGGAAGAAAACCGCGACATAGCAGAGGTGTCGAACGCGGCGGCACCAACACACGAAGAACGAGCACACGCGGAGCATTCTCCGTCGTCGCTCAAAGAAAAAGCGAAGTGCCCAGGCTTTCGCAATGACCCAACCCGCGACACGACCGCCGCCGACCGCGGCACCCTAGGGCACCTCGCGATCGAAAAAGAAAACCTCGATGTCATCCCATCCGATGACGAGTTCCTTCGCAAGTGCGCGGGGCTTTGCTTGAGTTATCTCCGTCAGCTTCGCGAGAAGTGCGGAGCAGGGCTGGAGGAAATTCGGGAGCGGCGCTACACGGTGCTCGACCAGTTCGGGCACATCGACCACATCATGCTGCACGGCGACATCGCGGAGCTTGTGGACTACAAGTTCGCTTGGGGCAAATATGAAGCGGATTCGCCTCAATTTTGGGCTTACAGCATCGGAATTTGGGACGCACACCCTCAGATAAACAAAATTTCTGTTCATGTGCTGCTCCCCTTCCAAGGCGTCATAGATGTCGTGGAGTGGACTCGCGACGCGGATTACGACCGCCTCGTCACGCAAGTCACAGCCATCATCGCCGCCGCTCGTCGCAACGACCCTGCGTCATACATGACCGGCGGTCACTGCGCTTGGTGTAATAACCGCGCACAGTGCCCCAAGCTCAACAACCTCGCGCTCACGATCGCCAGCAAATACCAACCCGACGAGCTTGCACTGCCGCCGGAATACGACCCTGCGCTCATCGCCGACCCCGAGAAAATGGCGCTGGCGAAACGCCTCGCCCCGATCCTCAAGGGCTGGGCTGAGAAAGTGGATGCCCGTGCCTTGGAGCTTCGCCTCTCGGGCGTCGAAATCCCAGGATGGGAACTTGCAGAACGAAGCAGCGCGTTTGAGATCACCGACCCGCAAGCCGCGTGGGAAGTCGTGAAAGACAAAATCACGCCGGAGGCTTTTGCGGCCTGCGCGAAACTTAAAATTGGAGAGTTGGAAAAAGCCTATTCCCGCACGGCGGAGCGTGGGCAAATGGCTAAGGCCAAAGCGGCTCTGCGCGACAAATTGATCGACGCCAACGCAGCAAAAGTTGAAGGCACTATTTCGTTCTTAAAAAAGTCGAAAAATTTTTGAACGGTAATAACCGCATAAGGTCTAACCCCCACCCCAGAGCAAAAACCTAAACCAAAAAATCCAAATATGGCTACAATCACATTCGACGAAGTCGAAACCTCCACCGAGTCCAAACAACTCACGACCACGAAACCCGAGAGTAACGCCCTCGCCAACATCACAACCACCACCGCGCTCGCGGAGAAGGGGCTGGTCGGCGACTGGAGTGCCTCGGACACACGCCTCCCCCGCATCAATCTTATCAATAAAACAGGTGTCCTCGCTGACCAGTTCAGCCCTGGCACTTGGGTCCTCGACAAGCAACACGCGATTTCAAAGATCGACCCGACCGACAAGAAGAAGGGCGTTCCGATGCGGGTCATCGCACTCCAGATGATGAAGCAGTATCAGGAGAACATCCCATACGACGACCGCGAGGTGACTCCGGCCCGTCTGTTCAACAGCGCCTCCGAGGTGCGCGAAGCCGGTGGGCAGGTCCACTGGACCCGCGGTGCCGGATTCTTCTCGGAGATCGCCACCGTGGAGTTCTTGATTCAAGCGATGGAAGACATCAGCGACGATGCCGAGCCATTGTTCTACAACATCGCATCGGATGGCACCCGCTACACCCGCGCCGTGGCGACATTCGCTTCGACCGCATACAGCGGCGTGGCGGTGCCGATCGCGACCAGCCTCCGCACCCACCTTGCCGCTACCGGCTTGAAGGGCGGGCAGTGGGACTTGGGCAGCGTCATTATGACGAAAGCCGACAAATCTTGGTGGACTCCGACCATTCGTTCGGCTGGCCTTGTCACCGAGGCGCAGAAGGAACTTATCTCAACCCTCGCTTGATATGAATCAGCCTCAAACCTCGCTTTACATGAATGACGAACCTTCGCGTGATATGGACCCAGTCATCGAAGACTTTAACTGGCTCCGCGAAAATGTTCAGTTTGACGGAGTTGACGGAGACTTGGCCCCAGCAATCCTCGCTTTGGCCGCGGCTATCGGAAGGGCTACGCCGTTCTCTGAAGAGAACGCGGCAAACTTCGGGCACGAGCTTGGCCGTGCATTAACTCACAAGGAGTAAACAAAAAGGGTTGCGGGGTGTATTAACCTCGCAACCCGAACCCTTCTAAATGCCGACATACGCAATCGACTTTGAATCGTTCTACTCCAAGGAGTGCACCGTTGGAGACATGGGAGCGTGGCACTACGCCCGCGCCACCGACATCTACCTCGTCTCGATCGTTGGAGATGACGGGCTTCGCTATGTCGGGCACCCGAAGTCGGCCCCTTGGGTTTTTGTGAACGGGGCTACATGGGTCATGCACAACGCGGCGTTCGACCTCACGCTCTTGGGAGCTTTGATCGAGGCGGAGGTTGTGCCGTTGGTGATCGCAAGGGACATCTTCGACACCGCCGACATGACCGCGTATTTCGGCTTCCCTCGGTCGCTCAAGGAAGCAAGCCACCACCTTCTCGGCACCGAGGTCTCCAAGGATGTGCGCGACAAGATGAAGGGCAAGCGGTGGGAGACGATGGATGCGGCCTTCCGTGCCGAGGTCGAGAAATACGCACTCGGCGATGCGGAGAACACTTTGAATCTTTGGCTCAAGCACGGCGACAAGTGGCCGGAGCACGAGCGCAACATTTCCCGCATGACCCGCGACATGACCATGCGGGGCGTGCCGGTCAACAAAGCCAAGCTGGAGGCGGCTGCGGAGACTTTGGAGCAGACCTCCAACGAAACCCGCGACCTTCTGCCGTGGCACCCGGCGCGTCCGGCGTTGAGCCTCCATGCGGTGCGCGACCAGTGCGCGATCGAAGGCATCTGGGCTCCCGACTCGTTCGCTGAAAAAGAAGATCAGGCGCAGAAGTGGGAGGAGGAGTTCGCCGACAAGTTCCCTTGGGTATCCGCCATTCGCGAACACCGAAAGGCGAACAAGCACCTCAAAACGATCCAGACGATGCTCTCCCGCACCCGCCCCGACGGGAGGATGGGATACGATTTGAAATACTTTGGAGCCACCACAGGGCGCGACTCGGGCAGCGGCGGCTGGAACGCTCAAAACCTCCCCCGCGACATTGTCTCCGGCGTGGACATCCGCTCGATGATCGAAGCGCCCGAAGGCAAGATGCTCGTCGTTTGCGACCTCGCTCAAATTGAGGCCCGTTGCATCCTTTGGCTGGCGGGCGACCACGCGACGCTCGACCTACTGCGGACCGGCGTGGATGTTTATGAAGCCCACGCCCGTGCCACTATGGGCTACTCCGACCTGCGCCCCCTCAAGGAAGTGGACAAGTCGATGCGCCAACTCGCCAAGGCCCGTGTGTTGGGACTCGGCTTCGGGTGCGGGGCCAAGAAATTCGGAGTCGTCGCGAAAATGATGGCGGGGCTCGACATCGAGCTTGCGGAATCCGAGCGCATCGTCGCCGACTACCGCGCCTCGAATCCAAGGATCGTGACGCTTTGGAGAAAGCTGCAAGCGACTTTGGAGCGGAGTGCAGGCGCGAACCTGAATGTGCGCCTGCCACGGGGCCGCGAGTTGGTTTACCGCGAGATCAAAGCATCCCAGGGCGAGTTCTCGGGCGTTATTCCGCGCAACGGAAAAATGATGCGGAGCAAGCTCTATGGCGGGCTCCTTGCTGAAAACATCACGCAGGCGTTTGCCCGCGACATCTTCATGGATCGAGTCAGCGAACTCGATCGCAAGGGCTACGAAGTCATCATGCGAATCCACGACGAAGTCGTCTGCCTCGTCGATGAGGACAAAGCTGACGCCGCCCTCAAGGACATCGAAGAAACCATGGCAACCGCCCCCGACTGGTGCGCCGATCTCCCCGTCGGAGCCGAAGCGAACCTCACGAAAAGCTATGTCAAATAACTTCCCTCCCCTCGACACGATCGGAGCCAAGCGCGTCCTGTGCGCGATCATCGAACAAGCCCGCGCCGATCTGGAGCTAAAGACCGAGCGGGACGCAGCAATGCGGTTTTTCAATTCCCACGCTTTTGAAGTTGTGGCCTTCGCGCTGGGGCTCAACGAAAGGCGCATCCGCCGCGTCTGTCAGGAGATTTATGAGCAAAACAACCCTCGAGTTAAAAAGAGTAAGAAAAAATGGTGCAGGGCCACAGGCCCGCGCAAACACAAATTGGGCAAAGTATCGGGAGAACTTCGACCAGATATTTCGCAAGAAATCCCCACCCACCTCAAATGATCGACCCGAAGGAACTGGAACCAAGTAGCATCGGCCTCCCCGAGTCCCCAGGGGCAGGCGAAGGGTGCCACCGCTGGCTATACCTCGTCGTGAACTCGCTGGTGAACTCCGGCTTGGAGGACGACGACATCGAAGCGTGGGTGGACCACTGGATGTCGCGCCCCGCCCAGCCGGGGGAAGTGGCTAACACACTCCGCAAAGTCCGCGGAGGAGGGTGTAATAACCGCGCACACTACATTCCGCGCCACGACATCGACCCCGAGGCCATCAAAGAAGCCACTGCCGAGGGCGAAACCTCCTACGAGGAGATCGAAGCCTTGAGCCCGCTGGACCCCTGCGGCGTCACCGTGGACGACTACCTTCGCGTGCTCTACGCGGAGGGCGAGAAGACCGTGATCTTCACCGACGAGCGAAGCCAAGGCCAACTCGTCTGGGGCTACGCCACGCCTCGCGGCATGGTGGACCGTCTCGTCAAATACAACCGCGTCGGCGCGTGGTTCCTCCTCAACCCCGTCAGCGGGGACAAAACATTCATCGAACGACTCGGTAAGGCCAGCCGCCGCGCCGAGGAAACAATCTCCCACTACAAATACGCGCTCGTTGAAAGCGATCGCATCCCAACAAACCTATGGCTCACGATACTCAAGAAACTCCCACTTCCGATCATTTCAATAACCCTTTCGGGCAACGAGTCGGCACACTCGATCATCTCACTCCAAGCGACCTCGAAGGAGCAGTGGAGCGAGAGGGTGAGGGCGCTGGCGAGCTTGGTCGTCCCGCTGGGGGCCTGCCAGGGGAGCCTGACAGCGGTGCGCCTGACGAGACTCCCGTTCACGACGAGGACGGACACGAGGAAGGAGCAGAGACTTCTGTATCTGAACCCGACGCCTTTGTTGCAGCCGCTCTCGGAGCAAAGCAAAAGCTGAAGGTCGGGCACACGGTCGCTTCCGAACCGCTGGACGACCTCGCCTTTGACGGACGCCAATTCTACGACCGCAGCGAGGATCGCGTCTGGAGGCCGCTCTCCGCAGGGATGGTGACTTCCGTGCTCAAAGTCCGCGGGTTCACCTCGAAGACAGGCAAGGGCGAGGCGGCATCTCCCCTCGACCGTGCCATGAATACGATCCTCAAACACCGCCGCGTCGATGGAGCCGCCCCATTCCTCTACCACAAGGGCGACATCTGGGAGAGCGGCGGGCGCAGGTTCCTCAACACCTCCAGCGTGAAACTCCTGCCTGCGGCTCCGACCTCCGACGCGTGGGGCGTGCGATTCCCGCTCATCGCGCAGGTCTATGACAATGTCTTCGCCCAGGATCGCTACCGCGACATCTTCCTCGCGTGGTTCAAACGCTTCTACGAGTCCGCCGAAGCAGGCAAAATCGCCCTCGGGCAAGCCTTGGCCCTTGTCGGACCGGTTCACTGCTACAAGTCGTGGACGGTTCACAAAATCATCAAACCATCGATGGGCGGATTCGCGGACCTTGGGAACATGGCCAATGGCTCCGCAGGCGGGTTCACGGCTGATGTGTTCCAATCACCCATCGCCGTGATCGACGACGACAAGGGCACCTCATCCGAGGAGAAACGCCGCCGCTACTCGGCGACCATCAAGCAACTCGTCGCCCACGGAACCCATATGTATCACAAAAAGTTCGAGACCCCCACAGAGGTCGAGTGGCGCGGGCGTGTGATCCTCGCAATCAACGACGACCCGATCTCGATCCGTTTACTGCCGGACCTCAACCAAAGCAACGAGGACAAAACCATCGCCCTCGCCATGAAAACATGGCACGAGCATCCGGCCCCCGAGGTCTTTGACGGCTTGGAGGAAACGGAACTCCCCCATTTTCTCGCGTGGTTGAAAGACTGGGCACCCCCAGAGGGTATCCTTGAACCCCGCTCCCGCTATGGGGTGCGTAGCATCATTGCCGACGAGGTTCGGGAGGCGTCCTTCGCTTCCTCCGCCGCCGGTTCGATTGAGGAAATGCTTGCGGAATGGTGGGCACGGCGTCCTGCCTCCGAGCGGAAACAGCCTTTCGTGGGCACTTCACTCGCAATTCTTGACGAATTAGGCGCCTGCTTTAAGAACTCGCCCGAGCAAATGCGCGGCCTTGACCGATACCGTCTCGGTATCCGGCTCCGCGAGCTTGCCGACAGAGGGAATAAGGGCGTGTCCATCGTCCCAAAAAGCAAAAAGCACAAAGGGGGCAACAAATATGAGATTTTCATGCCGTGGGTCGAGCCGAGAGGCGATGTGACCTACGACGCATCGGAAAGGTAAGCCGTGAGTGCCTTGGCCAGAGGGAGCGTTTGAAGTATCGCATGGCCCCTCCTTTCAGAAATGTGCGCCCGTCCACATTTGGCCTAACCACGGACGACGGGCACCCCCTCTTTTTTCTTTTGAACGAAATCAACCCACCAATGTCAGTAATAACCGCATAACCATGACAACCGACAACACCGAAACACTACTCAAACTCGCCTGGTCGCTCCGCGACGAGAAAAAACAAGCCCAAAAACGCCTGATCGGGAACCACTGGACCCGTCTCGCCTGTGGAATGACCCGTTTTGCCGAGAAACACGGCATCAAGCTCAAGGAAATCGAGGATGCCGACAAGGCCCGCTTCGTTCTGGAGGCCGGAGACGAGGCTCTCGTCGGGATTTACCGGTTCATCGGAGCCGCCACCGCCAAAAAACTCGTCGCCGAGGCGATCGACTTCCTGGATACCGCGAAATGAGCGCCAGAACCAAGCTCAGAAACTCAGCAGCCATAACCGCGTGTATAGGCTCCTTACTAGCAGGCTGCGCTAAATATGACGAACCAATAACCTACGATGTGAAGTATCGGGGACATAGCTACATTGTATTTCTTGTGAAAGGAAATAGGGGGCAAACCTATGTCCACGACCCTGACTGTGAATGCAACGATGTAAAAAAGGGCACGAAATGAGTGACACACCAGAGATAGGCGAGGTTTTCTTGATTGAAGGAAACTGGAACACTTTTGCCAAACAATTAAAACGCGAGCGTGACGAGCGGGAGCAGCGTGACGAGGCGCGAGATTGGATCGGTATAATTGCGCGTTTAGAGCGCGAGCGTGACGACGCGAGGGATAAGCTATTTCAGTTGGGGGCGGAGCTTATCAAAATCAAAACCGCCGCAAAAGCGGTCGTAGATCGGTGGGACCAACCCTCGTGGAAAGACACCGAGCCTACGGCAGCAGTCATCAATAAACTCCGAAACGCGCTGGAGGTGCAGGAAGAATGAAAGAAAAACCCTACCCTTCATGGTCTTGCGTTCCCTGCGGACGGAAACACGGCGGTAAGGCGAAGTCGGTCTCGTGCTTCCACTTCGGCAAGTGCGATGTCTGCGAGAAAAACACCTTTGTCACGGAACCAAGGGACTTTGGACACTTTAAGCACTGGTTCAAGAAATGATCCCCTCCTGGTGCAGGAAGAAAAAGCGATACACCGACCTCCCGACAGCTCGAAGGCAAGCCACAAAGGCTTGGCTTGTCGATGGTAAGCGGCTCTGGCCTTACCACTGCGACGACTGCGGAAACTGGCACCTGACCTCCATGACCATCGAGGAACAACTTAAAAACGGATACAGCCCTGTTCTCAAATGAGATGCCCTCACTGCGAAGCCGCCAAGTCCAAAATCATCGACTCCCGCAAACTCCGCGACGCCCACGGCCTCCGCGTCCGACGCAGGCGGCAATGCGCCCGTTGCCGGAAGCGGTTTACGACCTACGAGTTCACCGAGGTCGCACCGGAACAGAAATTCAAACCCCTTCCCTCTACCAAGCCGCGCAAGCCACGCAAAAAGACCGAGAAAAAGCCTAAAAAAAGCACGGACTGGCTGGAACGCATCAACCGAATGCTCGAAAAGACCGAAACGGCGGAGAAAGTTATCCGAGGAGAACTATGAACACCAGGATTGGGAGTCTCCCGAAACATCTCTACATTCAGGTGGATTCCAATTATACGCACGAAACTCCCTGTGGCTTCGTCCCTGGGGTTTGGTTTGGCCTGGTGTCGATCCCAGGGCGGATGTGGGGCTTGAATGTCATGCTCGAATGTGGAGCCGTTTACCGTAACCTGCCGCCCCACGCTATCGCGTTCACCCCCGACCCCGAACCGATCTGGAGCGAGGAGGACGCCCAACTCTGGGACTGCTACGGCCACGATTGGGCGATCCACGAATACACCTACCTGCGGGGCCTTCGATGCCTGGCTCTCGTCGGCAACGATTCCTTCCCCGCGTCCTATCTTTTTACCGTTGCCCCCATGAACGACGGATTCAGTGAGACACCGGAGCAGAACAAGGAGTTCATGTTCCTCGAACTCGATAACGGACGACTCACGATCCAGCCGACCAACAAGGTCGTGTTCGAGGATCGCTCGTTCACCGCTGGTGTGGTTCCTCGACTCAGGGTGCAGACCGAGTGGTGGAGTTGCGAATAGGGTTTCGGGCGTCCGAAACTCTTAGGAAGGGGGGCTCCCGA